CCAGGAAAGACCCCTTGAGATATTCAAGTATTATCGTTTATTTTAAAGCATAAATCATCCAGGAAAGCAACATATTTATTTACAAAAAATGCTTGACAGCAGCCAATTTTATGTGATAAAATTGGCGCGGCTAAGTCTTTAATTTTAAACGTAAAAAAGCCTGCTTATGCAGGCTTAGGTAAGTTATTGATTTAATTAACAAAGCATATTATGACATCTGGCATTAGAACAGCCTAACATTTGACAAACTTTTTTCCAAGGCATACCGTGGTTAGTTTCAGAATATACCCGAAAAGCTATAAAATGAGCTAACTCATGTGGAATAATATTAGTATGATAATTTTCTACATTATCCATAAACAATTTTAGGCTGAAGTCAATTTCTTCCTTCATATAAGGAAAATTGATAGCATTTTTAGGAATAAGCATAAAAGCACGTCCAGCTGTTTTGGTTAGTCTTTTATTAAATTTAACAGGAGGACACACCCCTATTTTATTCCCCCAAATAGAATAAGCCTTATTCCACCATAATTTTACCGAGTCGTCAAGGTAAACTTGAGCTTCTATTATAGAATTAAATCGCATAATTATATACCCCTAGTATATTGATACAAAAGAAAAAACCCCATAAAGTAATATTTGCCTTATCTTTGTTTATTAAGGCAATATACAGGCAAGCCATACTACCTAGTAAGAAGGAAGCATAACCTATAGCAGGGTAAAATTTAGTAGCAAGAGAAATGCTGCCTAATATGCCGCAAAATGTTCCAATCCATCCTATAACCTTAATCACTTTGTATTACTCCTATAGTTGATGGAGTAATTATACCCCCCTTAAAATAAAAAGCAAGCATTTTTTATATTGCCCAGGAAAGACCCCTTGGGATAGTCAAGTATTATCGTTTATTTTAAAGCATAAATCATCCAGGAAAGCAAGATATTTATTTACAAAAAATGCTTGACAAGTCATAGCGGGCTATGATAAAATTGGCGCAGCTAAGTCCTTATTTTATAAGGACTTTTTTAGTTAATCTTTATCAGTTAATGAATGAATTATGTCACAAATATTAGGGGTAATAAATAAAAGTACAAGGGCAAAAAGAAGCAAGAATAAATTATCCATTATTTAATTACCTTGAAATAAAAGGTTATAGCCTTACCCATAGCAAGGGCAGTATGTTTATTCATGTTATTAAGATGCCTAACAATTTTTTTAGAGTCGATAATACTGGCTACCCTATCCAGTACCATAACTTCTTTACCTGTTGCAAGGCACACCATATTTATTTTAATCATTTTAGTTATCCCTTAACCTTTTTAACATAGAAATAATTGCTTCATTTTTAAGAAGTTTATAGAACTCCTCTAGTTGATGGAGTAATTATACCCCTCTTAAAATAAAAAGCAAGCATTATTTTATATAGGCCAGGAAATACTTTTTTATTTAAAAGCATAAATCGGCCAGGAAAGCAAGATATTTATTTACAAAAAATGCTTGACAAGTCATAGCGGGCTATGATAAAATTGGCGCAGCCAAGCCCTTATTTTATAAGGGCTTTTTCTACCTTACCAAGTAGGCAAGCAAGGAAGCAATAAAGATAACAAAGATAAAGTAAAGCATTCCTTTAATAAAAATAGTAAGCATAATAGTCCTTCTTAATAAGGTTTAATTATAATATCCATTTCAAGCCAGCGCCTCGCCTGTTGGTTACATTGTTCAAAAGTACCAATAAACAAGGCATCGCATGGAGAGTTAGAATTAAAGTCTATAGCTCTTAATATTAAGTATCTCATTTCAACCCCCTTATAAACAGGGTATAAGGTACCCTGTTTATGTTAGTTAATTAAGCACGTTATTTAATCAGGCAGTTATATGCTTGTACCGCTTCCAATACCTTAGCCAAGGCAGTCTTATTAGCTTTGCTCAAACTAGAAGTATCAGCTTCAGTAAGATCAAGAAGATCACCAATCATATCGGCTTGAGTCTCTTTTTTAATAATGGCCTCACCTGTCTTAGTGACATAAATCTTGCTTACATAAACCTTCTCACGGCTTAATTTAGCCACGATAGAACGAACAGAGCGTGCCATAGTGCTAGAAAGCATAGCTACAGTCTCTTGAGTAGGATTAGCAAGATAGGCAGCTACCATAGTAGAAGTCTGTTCTTCTGTATAGTTAGGAGTCTTAGCGGTTGCAGCCATAACATAGGCAGCACCATTAACAGTATAGTCAAGAGAGGTATAGTCGAGTATTTTATTCATGATATTTTCCTAATGAACGCGGGTTAGGGTATCTGGATTTCGTTGCGCTCATTTCGTCATCCAGTGAAATCATTATACAGTAATCATCCAGGAAAGCAACATTTATTTTAATAAATATGTCGATTACCCTACAAATTACTCAAGTATTATTAACTAACCAGTTTAGGCTAAAAAGTATAGACTAACCAGTTTAGGCTAAAAAGTATAGACTACTAGGGTTGTGTGTAAAATGCACACGACCCTAGGGGGTTATCAGACAGTCAATTTTTCATAAGCCTGTGGGCCCACACCCAGGAAAAAAATATTAATAAAAAGAGAGGTAAGCTAAGGTGCGACAGTATGCATAAAGTTCCATAAAGTTCCATAAATTTGAACTTGATTTTAAGTTCCCCTTATGTTATAATATGTATTCTGAAATAATTTTATAAAACCATGCTACCAATAGTCTCCCCCGCCCATTCTCTCACAATCTCCCCAGAAGCCTTAGAAATAGCAAATGCTTACTTGGAGACACAGTCAGTAACTGAAGCAGCTAATAAATTAGGGATTCCTGCCGACCAAGTGTCAGAAACTTTAGATAGAAAAGAAGTACGTTCTTATATAGACCATATTTTCTTAGATGTGGGATTTAATAATAGATTCCGTATTAGAAATGTAATGGATACTATAATCCAGAAAAAACTGCAAGAATTAGACGAAGCAGACGTGGGATCCGGTAAGGATATAGCGGATCTACTAGCCTTATCTCATAAAATGACTATGGAAGTCTTAGATAGACAAATATCACTAGAAAAGGTAAGACAAGGCAACTCTCCTAAACACCAAACAAATGTACAACTAAATGAATTCGGAGGAGAGACAAAATACTCTTCTCTTATTAGTAAGTTAATAGGGTCTAATTAAATGGACGTAATACACGAGTATAATAAAGGTACAGAACTATTAGCCCAAGGTAAATGGAAAAAAGCTATGTCTATATTTAAAGCCTGCTTTAAACTATATAAATGTAGAGAGTTAGCAGTTAACTTAGGTAATTGTTTTAGGGCTAACGGCCAAGAGCTAGAAGCGTATAAAATGTACCAATTCGCGGCTAAAGAAGATACTCCCGCATTAGACCCAACCACTATTAAACACGCATATAATAATCTTGGCTTAGCAGAATATACGTTGGGCAATACGGACCTAGCTATTGAATACTATACTAAAGCTATTAAACTAGACCCTAAATTTTGGGATGCCTGGTGGAATTGTAGTACAGCAGTACTAAGAAAAGCATCTACCAACGGAACTTCTGCAGATTTTGCTAAGGGCTGGGAGATGTATAATGCTAGATTTTTAAAAGCCGCACCAGTTGCCCTTAAAAATAAAAAAGAGAATTTACTATTTTGGACTCCAAGAACTAAAGTTGGTTCTATAATAGTTCTTACTGAACAAGGTATTGGAGACGCCATAATGTTTGGTAGATATATAGAATATCTACGAGACTATGCAGATAAAGTATATGTACAATGCGCTCCTTACCTATATCCTATATTTAATTCTATAGAGGGAGTAGAGTGCACAGATGATGCTATTAACGTGGATGTAGAGTATGCATACCCTATATGTAGTTTAGCACAATGTTTTGATTTTATACCCTCATCCGAATGGCTGCACTTTACAAATAAAAGAGAATTTGATGATAAAACTCGTCCTAATATCGGTATTGTCTTTAGTGGCAGCAATACTCATACTAATAATCGCTATCGTAGCGTTGACGTGGCTAGGTTTCATAGGCTTGCTAAGTATGCTAATCTTTATTGCCTTACACCTGGTTTTAAAAGCAATAAATTCATTAAATCGCTTCCTATTAACTCGTGGATTGATACAGCAGAATATATTAACGGACTCGATCTTATCATTAGTGTCGATACATCGGTAGTACATTTAGCTGGCTCTATGGGCAAGGAAACATGGGTGTTACAGCCTATGCAAGAAACCGACTTTAGATGGGGGGAGGGAGTTGAGAAGTGTCTATGGTATAACTCAGTAAGAATATTTGAAAATCCCAGAGACTGGACAGTAACTTTTGATAAGGTAGAGGCTACTCTAGTAAAGTGGATTGAGGAACGTAATGCTAATAATATCTCGTAAAAATGTATCTAGGACAGAGATAACAGAATTTGATACCAATAAACGGTATATAAAACTACCAATTGATACCTATTTAAAACTACTGCCCGGGAGTAAAAAAGGTAGTACAGTATTTGATGAATTAAACGACCCTCAAATTGCCTTAATTAACGCGATCAATGACCCTAGGTTCAGATTTATTAGTGCTGCATTAGCTAGACGCCTAGGAAAGACTTATATTAGTAACATAATAGGGCAGCTAGTACTGCTTATACCAAACTGTAATGTTTTAATTATGTCTCCTAACTATAACCTATCTACTATTAGTTTTGAACTACAACGTAAATTAATTGGTACATTTGATCTAGAGATAATCAGGGATAACTTAAAAGATCGTATTTTAGAGATCTCAAACGGCTCTACTGTGAGAATGGGGTCAGTTTCCCAAGTTGACTCCTGCGTAGGACGTAGCTATGACCTTATTATATTTGATGAGGCTGCTTTATCTAGTAATGGAGAGGCTGCATTTAATGTATCTTTAAGACCTACTCTAGACAAGCCAAATTCTAAATGTATATTTATTAGTACCCCTAGAGGTAAGAAGAACTGGTTTTCTAGGTTCTACGCAAGAGGGTTTGACGAACAATATGATGAGTGGTGCTCATTAACAGCAGATTATAGTGAGAATAAGCGAATGTCTGATAAAGACGTTGCAGAAGCTAAGCGCAGTATGTCTGCTGCAGAATTTGATCAAGAGTATATGGCGTCCTTTACCTCTTACCAAGGACAGGTATATATGTTATCAGAAGAGAATATAATAGACGAACTACCTGAAGGTAACTATGAGTACTTCGGGGGACTAGATCCAGGGTATAAAGATCCTACAGCATTCATAGTAGTTGCATATAATATAGAGACCGAAATATTTTATATTGTCGCAGACTATCTAGAAGCAGAAAAAGTAACTGCTCAGCATGCTTCAGCAATACAAGAACTTATTAACGAATACGCAGTAGAAACTATATTTATAGATAGTGCTGCAGCTCAGTTAGCCTCAGACTTGGCTTACATATATGATATAGCTACTACTAAAGCAAAGAAAGAAATATTGCCTGGCATTACGTTCGTACAGAACCTAGTACAGCAAGATAGAATAAAGATACTGCGCAGGTGTACTAACACCTTAGATGCACTAGATCAATATCAGTGGGATCCAAACGATAATTTAACCAAAGAGAAACCTGTACATAATGAAGCTTCTCACATGGCAGACGCTTTACGATACGCACTTTACACATTTACAACATAATTATGATAATCTCGGGAATATATAAACTAACTTTTAGAAGTGGTAATTACTATATAGGTAAGAGTAATAATATTGATCGCAGATGGTCAGAGCACTTCGATAAATTTAGTAAAGGAAAAGCCGCTAAAAATATGCAGGCGGAGTACTTCGAGTACGGATACCCTAGTCGCGAAGTAATATGGGGATGTCATTCAGACCACTTAGATATAGTAGAGACATATTTTATAAATAATATGTGGTCTAATAAGATACTAAATACAACTAGACCCCCGCCCCTTACCAATGCAGACTACAAGGTACTACTAAGTGACCCAGAAATATTAAAGAATTCCACAGCTAGTGTAGTACAGGCCCTACAAGAACAAGGAAAGAAAATAAAAAACTTATCTATAGAACTAGACAGGACTAATTTAGAATGTGATTATGAATTAGATCAAATTAAGAAGGGTACGAAGATACCTAAGCTGGAAAAAGAGATTCAACTTCTAAAGAGGGAATCTCAAACACTTACTGAAGAAGTGTATAGACTTAAACATCGCGGATTCTTCTCCCGCTTATTCAATTTATAAAGGAAATACTATGGGATGTAAACCAAAAGTAAATAACGCAGTAGCATTGTCCTCAGATCACTTACCTTCTAGTCATGTAGGGCCTGGAGCCTCTATTCAAGAGCATCTTGGTATGTGCGCTGGAGGAAATTGTGCAGATAATACAGCAGGATCAACCTCTACTATGCACCCAACTGCTGTAGCGGATGCAGCAGTTCCAAATAAAAACTCTTCAGGAAAACCAGGCTGTTAAATACTAAAAAGCCCACCTATAATAGGTGGGCTTTTTTACGTTGGTAGCACCAGGCATAAAAATTTTTATCATTGACTTCCCCCTGCACATATGTTACAATATGCTGTAAAATCGAAATAGCAACAAAAATCTGGAAACTGAAAAATGGCATCCAATACCAATAAAAGAGTAGCAGTTAAGCATGTACGTGATAGAGCTAAATCGGCATATGAGAAGAAAGAATGTTGTCACATTTGTTCTTCTACTGATAATTTAGAACTTCATCATACTACGTCTTTAACCCTGTTATTAGATAAGTGGTCTAGAGATACAGGAAATCCTATTAGTACTGATGAAGAGGTACTAAATATTAGGGATCAGTTTATAGACGAGCATCATTCTGAAATTTATGTGGAAGTATTTACTTTATGTCTTAAGCACCATTTAAAACTACATTCAGTATTTGGCAAAGCTCCCCCACTAACTTCATCAACTAAGCAGAATAGATGGATTGAAATACAAAAAGCTAAAGTCTTGGGTATAGTTGATGGTACTCCTAAAGCAGGGTCTTTTGCTAAGTTCTACTAAGGAATAATATGAATTTAAACCCTCTTAGTTGGTTTAAGAAAGAAAATCCCGCGCAGTCGTATATTGCGCACGAACATGGAAGTAACATATACAGTAATGCACCTATAACATATGCACAAGCTTTTGACAAATTAGAGAGTGTTAATAGAGGAGTATCTTTAATAGTAGGAGCCTGCTCCAGTCTAGATTATGATGTTAAAGATAAACTTACTCAAGGACAAGTATCGGCGGTTAGACAAAAAAGTTTAGTTAATATATTAAATACTACGCCTAATCCGTACCAATCAGCACAAGAATTCAGAACTCATATATTTACAGATTTTATCCTAGAAGGTAATATATTTATATATTATGACGGTTTATACTTATATCATTTACCTGCGTCTAAAATGACGGTAGAACCAGATGATAAAACCTTTGTAGCTGGGTATACGTATCATGGAATTACTAAATTTAATCCATCAGAAATTATACATATTAAAGATCTAAGTAGTACCTCTGTATATAGAGGTACTAGTAGATTAGTATCTTCTGATAGAAGTGTTAAAACCCTATATAAAATGCAGCAGTTTCAAGATCAATTTTTTGACAACGGAGCTATAGCTGGTATAGTAATCGAAACAGATAATACATTAAGCCAAATAGCAAAAGATAGAACAATCGCTAACTGGAAACAAAAATACAGCGTAAAAAACGGTGCTAGACAGCCAATGATCCTAGATAGCGGATTAAAACTAAAAAGCATCGGAGATACTAATTTTAAAGATATGGACTTTGATAGTTCTATTACAGCCCATAACACAAAAGTACTAACAGCACTAGGTGTACCCCCAATTCTTTTAGATGGAGGTAATAACGCTAATATATCCCCTAATCTACGATTATTTTACTTAGAAACCGTTTTACCTATAGCTCGTAAGTTTACTTCGGCCGTAGAACGCTTCTTTGGATATGACATAGAGGTAGTTACTTCAAACGTATCATCCCTTCAACCGGACATAAAAGATATCGCAGCATACCACGCATCATTGGTTAACGGGGGTATAATCTCCCCAAATGAAGCGCGTGCGGAGTTACGTTATCCTCCAATGCCTGATAGTGATAGTTTAAGAGTACCAGCGAATATAGCAGGTTCCGCTGTTAATCCAGGAGTTGGTGGTGCCCCTCCTAAGGATAAAAATCCCGCACCGTAAGGAGTCTTATGAAAAAAGATAAAGTTTTATACCTTACGCAGCAATTTACAAAAGATACAACACCAATGCTATCAGACACTATTGATTCTATCAATATTGAAGGATATGCAAATACTACACAAGTAGATAGAGTTGGTGATGTAATCCCTATGACAGCATGGAATGATGCTTTAGTTAATTACTTGAAAAACCCTATTATATTAGCCTATCATGAAGATGACCAGCCTATAGGTAGAATGGTTGATCATAGAATTGATGCACAGGGTTTCTGGGTTAAAGCAAGAATCTCAGCCGCTGCGGAAGATGTATTTAATTTAGTAAAAGATGGTGTACTTACAGCATTTAGCGTAGGATTCACAATCAAAGATGCTATGTATGATGCAGTAACAGATTTATTTATTATCAAGCAACTAGAACTTCTAGAGATCTCGGTAGTATCAATCCCCTGTAATCAAGATAGTACATTTAGTTTGTCTAAGGCTTTTGATAGTGCCGAAGATTATAGTAATTTTAAAAGTCAGTTTGCTACAAAAGAAGAATCAGCTAAAGGGCTAGAACTTCCAGAAGCTAAGCAACTAGACACAATCACAAAGGAATGGAATATGGATCCAAAAGAATTGGAACAAATGTTAGCTAAAGCAGCTACAGAAGCAGCAACAAAGGCAACAGAAGCAATCTTAGCTAAACAAGTAGCACAAAAAGAAGCAGAAGTAAAAGCTGCTGCAGAAGATGCTGCTCTTACTAGTAAAATTGCATCTGTGATTAAGAGTACCGACTCTGGGGCAGAAAGATTGCTTGCTGATATTGAAAAGCGTTTTGCTGATCAAACCGAAGCATCGAAAAATGTTTTAGCAGGTCTTGAAGCTTCTATAAAAGAAAAAGCAACAGAACTTGAAACTATCCAAAAGAGCAAAATGTCTTTTGCAGATAAAGGAGCTGAAACTTGTTCATATGATGAACGTGAAAAGTCAGTTATGCTTGCTAAGATTATGAATAAAAGCATTGACCAAACTAAGTTTGGTGCTGCTACAATTCAAAAAGCAGGTACACACATGGCTTCTGCTACTTGGGAACTTGAAGTTTCTACTAATATGGAAGCTGAAATTCGTCGTCGTTTAGTAGTTGCTCCATTGATTCGTTCAATCAGCATGAATACTAATGTTATGACTATCCCTGTCAATCCAGAAGCGGGTGTAGCAACATGGATGGCTAATACATCCTTCGGTACAACAGCATCTGCAGGCACTACTCAAACTCATCAACTTAAAGAAATTACTCTTAATGCATACAAAGTGGCAACCGCCGAGTACTTAGCATACGAAGAAGAGGAAGATACACTATTGATTCTTCTACCAATCGTACGTGATGCTATGGTTCGTCGTGTTGCTCGTGCAGTAGATAAAGCGTATTTAGTTGGTGCAGGTAGTGGTGCTGACCCAGTTAAAGGTCTTGGTATCTACGATGCAACTTCAGTAGTTGTACCAACAAATACTGGTGTATGCACTATTGCTAATCTACGTGCTATGCGTAAAGATCTAGGCTATTGGGGACTTGACCCAGCTGAAGTAGTCTACGTAGTTTCTACAGATGTCTACTACGATTTGCTAGATGACACTACTTTCCAAACAATGAATCAAGTTGGGCCTCAAGCAACCTTGCTAACAGGTCAAGTTGGTCAAGTTGGTAATAGCCCAGTTCTAGTATCTGATTCATTTGGATCTAAGGCCGGAGGTACTAGTTCAGCCACTACTAACATTGGAGCTATTTGCCTAGCCGCAGGAAACTTCCTATCAGGAAATCAACGGGGTCTACGTTTTGATACACAAGATCTAGTTGAAACTCAACGTAAAGTATTAGTAGCTAGCCTACGTACTGGCATGACTCAACTTTCTACCGTTAATGGTATGGGCGTTTCAACACTTCGTTGGTCGTAATATAAAGTTGGGGGAGGCACCTCCCCCTTCTTTAATAAGAACTTATTTGAGTTCTTATTAAAGAATATTAAGGAGTAACAAATGGGAATAGACCTAATTACTCTAGCAGAGTATAAAGTATACGCAGGAATTACAAGTACCACACAAGATGTACAAATAAAAAATCTAATCCCTATCGTCAGTAATTTTACAAAAACCTTCTGCGCTAGAAGTTTTGTAGACTATGTAGACGACCCCAAGATCGAAGTATTTAAGGGTGGAAAAGATAAACTATTAATGAGTGAGTACCCTCTTATAGCAGTTAGTTCTGTTGAATATTCTAATGACTTTGGACTAACGTATACAGTACTTACAGAGTTTCAAGAATATGTAGTAGATAATGAAGATAGCAGTATACAAGCAATCGCTCCTATTTCAGTGTTTTCAAGTCGTAGAAAGCCAATAAATACAGAAGCATATATTTTTCCAGAGAAAATTAATGCGTATAAAGTAACTTACACAGCAGGCTTCGACCCGCTTCCGTCGGACCTTAAAGTAGCAGTACTAGATTTACTAGGATACTATCTTAGATCGGATATGGCAGTTAAGTCCCAACGTACAGCAGGATCTTCTACAGTTCAAGTCGAGTATATTACTAAAAATACTTTACCAGCCCATATCGCACGTGTGTTCGATATATATACTTCGGCGTGGAATTAATATGAGTGTAGAAGAATTTAGTGCTTGTTTACAAAATCAAGCGTATAAAAAGTGGTTTAAAGCATCAGACAAAAATATATTGGTGCAAACTGCCTCATATTTACGGGAAGAAGAGCAGGCAGCTAAAAAAACTTCTTTTATGATAACAGAGGATACTATAGCAGATATACTATCTTACTTATCCGGGGAAGAAGCTACTATAGAGCAGATTAAAGAAGTAAAAGATAATATGATGTCTTTTATGGGAAAAAAGAAAAGTTTTGATATATCCCCTAATAATGATTTATACTTCCCTAGAGTTAGTTTTAAAACTATATCTAGTATACTTGAAAAGGGGTTTAAAGATATTATAAGTATTGAAGGGCGTAAGATTTCCGATAAGTTTGAAAAAGGACATGTATATGGTATAGCTACTAACTTGCTCTCACAAACTATGAATAATCTAGGAAGAAGTCAAGTACCTGAAGAGGCAAAGAAAATACTATTAAGTGCTCTTAGTTCTTTTGAAAAAGAGCTAATAAAACAAGATGAAGTTACCACTAATTTAAAAAATCCAGAACATAGACTATATGCTAAGTATAAAAAGACCTCAAAAAAATACTTAGTAGAAATGCAGTTAAAATCAGACAATCAAATAGCAGGACAAAATACTAAAGTAATAACTAATCAGTTACGTAGGTATTTTGACCCAGAAAACTATGTTGCCCTAGAAAAGAATTTAAGAGAGCGCGACGATAAGTTCATGAAAACGTTAATTAATACTAAAGGATCCCCCAGTTTTGTGGATATTCTTAGTAAAGAACTAGTTAGTATACTAAAAGGTAAAAGCGAGAAACTAGAATTTAATAGTCCTGAAGTATTAGTAGCTACTAATACAGTAAAGATAGATAAAAGCGCTATTCAAAAAGCTATTAAAGATGACCTAGATAAAGTTAGAAAACTTAAAGCAACTATAGAGAAAGCGCAGATGCGCAACCTTCAAGGACGCTTCACTTCGCTTGCGTCCTTACAGGTAATACTAAACCAAGCCCTATCTGAGCAAATAGCTAAGAATATGGGCAAAGGAACAAGTAAAAATATCCTTAACTATAGGTCTGGTAGATTTGCAGATTCTGTAACAGTACAAAGGCTATCTCAATCAAAAGAAGGTATGATAACTGCTTTTTATTCCTATATGAAGTACCCTTATCAAACATTTGAGCCAGGATTTGCACAAGGAAGTCCTACAACACGGAATCCTAAATTACTAATCTCTAAAAGTATAAGAGAGATAGGAGCAACATTAGTAGGAAACAGAATGAGGGCAGTATCAATATGAGCGCTAGAACAAGTATAGTAAAGGCCCTTGCAGAGAAACTAAAAGCAATAGATGGAACTGGGCAATATAAAACAAGTATTAATGGTAATGCTTATCCTAAGCTAAAGTTCTGGGATGAAGTACAAGACCTACCTGCAGTATACTTAGCAGCAGGGTCTGAGACTAGAGAGTATAAACCAGGAGCATTCAAATGGGCTTTTTTAAGCATATCGATAAAATGTTATGTAAAAGAAGAAGACCCACAAGCAGCATTAGAGAACCTCTTAGAAGATGTAGAGAGATGTCTAGATGCAAATCGCAATTTAGTATATGATGAAACCGTTCCCGGAGCGCAATTATTGGAAATAAGTATCACTTCAATAATTACAGATGAAGGGCTGTTAGAGCCGTACGGAGTTGGTGAAATCAATATTACAGTGCAACACTACGTGATTTAATTATTAAGTACAGATAAATATCTAGTCAATAATATATTAAAACACATAACCATATAAAGGAATCAATATGGCATATAATTTATCAAGAAATAGTAGAGTATTTGTTACTACGAACCTAAGTACTGGAGCAGGGCAGGGAACTGTTATTACTGCAGCGGGCTCTGGAACAAGTAGCGCCGCAGGACAAGTATTTACTACAGGATTTAATACAACTAATACCTTTGAACTACAAGTACTTGACGGATTTAAATTCTCTCAAGCTACAAGTACTGCTAATATTCAAATCAAAGAAGCAGGGAACACTCCTATTCGTGGACAGAGAGCCTTTAATACAGCTCTTAATCCTGTAGATATTAGTTTCTCTACGTATATTCGTCCACGTAAGCCCTCAGGAACAGCAGGAACAGCATTTACCTTAGGAAATACTACAGCGGAAGAAAGAGTACTTTGGAATGCCTTACTAGGGTCCGTAGCAGTAAGTAAGTGTTCAGATCCTAACGGTACAGCAGGGGGTGCAGTAATATCTGCAACTACTATTACCGGAGCTACAGGATTTACTCGTGCAACAACTGCCGCTTCTGCCATAACTTTAGCAGGCACAGCAATGTCTGGCCTGCCAGTAGTTAATGATATTGTTTATATTAAACAAGCTTCGGTAGCAGCAAATATGATAGGATGGAACGGACCCGCACAAGTAGTTAGCGCTTCCGCTACTAGCATTGTATTTAACTATTTAGACACTCCTATAGTTTCAGCAGGTACAGCAAATGCTTCTCCTGTAACAGTTACATGGGAACGAGCAGCTTGGGTAGAAAATGCTTCTGTAACAGGAGGAACTTCTTATGCAGAAGTAACTTCTGCAACTTCTAATAAAAACCAACTACAAGCTATAGCATTTATATTTGTAGTAGATAACTCTACTTATGTTATTGAAAACTGTGCTATAGATCAAGTACAGGTAGATTTTGGTCTAGATGCTATTGCAACAGCCGCTTGGACTGCTAAAGGTACTAAGCTTATTCAACTAGCGGGAGCAAGCATAGCTACTGTATCTTCGGATACAAATGCGGGACTAGATAATGCTACAGTAGTATTTGGAGCGACTAACCTAGCAGGGACAGCCCAAGGAAAAGTAACTAGTGCAAACTACATTACTAATAAGTTGTCTACATTACAGGTTAAGAGCTTACTAGGAAATATAGGAGATACTTTAGGATCTGATAAAACATATTCTCTAGTGCTTACTGCGGGTAATATTACTATAGCTAATAATATTACATATGTAACTCCTACTAATATGGGTGTTGTAAATACTCCTATAGGATACTTTACTGGAACTAGAGCAATTAGCGGAACTTTAAATGCCTATTTAAAAACAGGTACTAATGAAGCCTCTACACTATTAACGGACGTATTATCCGCAGCAGGAACTTCTGCTGAAACTAAGTTCCGTATACAAGTAGAGCTCGGTGGAGGAGCTAATGGTACTCGTCTAGAACTAGAAATGCCTGGTGTTATGTTAGGTGTTCCAAGCGTAGATGTAGCAGACGTTATCTCAACCGCTATTACATTCAATGCTCAAGGTACTTCTAACACTACAGCAACTAGCTACGATATTGCAAATACTAATGATATTAGTATTCGTTACTTCTCTGCTTAAGTAATAAGTTTCACAGGGGTGGGATAAAAAGCTTGCCCACCCCTCTTTTTAACAATAATAAGGTATAATAATAAAATGTCAGATGAAATCGTAAGTCTTAAAAGTCTTTTAGTTCCTACTAAATCAGTAGAAGTAGAATACCCTGGGTTTGAAGGGTTTAAACTTAATCTTTGCTTCTTATCTCGTGAAGAACTAATGAAGATTCGTAAAAAGGCTACAAAAATTGAGTATAAAAATCGTCAGCCTGTGGAAACACTAAATGATGACCTATTCCTACAACTATATGTAGATGGGTGTATCCAAGGATGGACTGGTCTTAAGTTCGCCTACTTAGAATCTCTAGCCCCTGTAGATGTATCTGGACAAAAATCAGATAATACATTGGCTTACTCGCGTGAAAATGCACTATTTTTAATGAAGGCGTCATCTAACTTTGACTCTTTTATTAGTGAAACCGTTACTGAATTATCAAATTTTCAGAGTCCCAGTGGGAGCAAGTCGGAATCCAAATAAAATCATTTTATCAGAACTCTCAAGTAGGAATGACTAAAAATCAATATTTTGAGATGTGTGAAATGCTTAATCAGGACCCTATTAAAGAAAATATACCTATAGAGTACGAGGATTTACATGAAGAAGTCCAAGAAGCTATAGGTGTATATAATATGCTCCAGGATAACTGGGATAGTATGAACGGAAACTATTTAGGTAAAAGTATGTCAGGTATTTATGATGTATTTAATATTATGGGCGTAGAGGATGCAAAAAGTTGCTTCTTTATTATTTCCACACTAGACAGACATAGAAGTGAAATTATCAATAGTAAAAATAAAAAGCCTGCTAAATAAAATTAGCAGGCTTTTTCTATGCATTAAATATTTTATCCTTGACATATGCTTGGTGTTATGTTATACTGGCATATAAAATTTATAAGTCTATAGACTTTACGCGAGGTATAAATATGGCCGCTGATGTACAAATAACCCTAAGTCTTGTAGATGGTGGATCAATAAAACTAACTACAAAAGATGTACAAACGTTAAAAGAACAATTACTAGCTACAGAACAACAGGCTACCAGAACATCTAAAGCGGTTAGCCAGGCGGGTGCTAGACCTGCAGGAGCTGCTATGGCTAGTGCAGGAATACCTCAATACGCTGCTTCTTCGGGTATGGATAGGGGTACTACTGGCGCAGGAGGAGGAGATGCATCTAAAGATTTTGCTCGTCAAGCCCAAGGGCTGGGCGGGCTTGTACACGTCTATGCAACTTTCGCTGCCAATTTATTTGCCGTAGGTGCTGCATGGACAGCCTTAAGTATAGCAGCTGATACAGCAAATCTTATTAAAGGAATGGACCAATTATCTGTATCTAGTGGAAAAAGCTTAACTAACGTGGCTAGACAACTTAGAGATGTAACAGAGGGGGCTATAAGTATGAAGGCCGCTATGACTGCTACAGCACAAGCTAATGCAGGCCAATTAAGCGGAGATCAGTTTCTTCGCCTAGCACAGGTAGCTAAAAATGCATCTACTGCTCTAGGAAGAGACCTTCCGGAATCCTTAAGTAGATTAACCCTAGGGGTAGTTAAATCACAGCCTGAATTATTAGACGAACTTGGTATTATTGTTCGTGTAACTCAAGCCCAAAATGCGTACGCTAGACAACTAGGGGTATCAGTAACCTCTCTTACAGCGTATCAGAAAAGCCAAGCTTTCGCAAATGAAGCTATTAAACAAGGTGAGATTAAATTTGGAGCTATTAATGTAGAAGTAAATCCATATTCAAAACTAATGGCTAGTATGACAGATCTAGCTACGTCTGGATTAAACCTAATAAATACTGTATTAGGCCCTGTTGCTAAATATTTAGCTGAAAGTCCTACTACCTTAGCTTTAGTTATGGCAGGAATAGCAACTATGCTAGTATCAAAAGCAATTCCAGCTTTATCAGAGTGGAGGGTGGGACTTGTTAAATCAGCAGAGGCTGCCGCAGTAACAGCAAAAAAACTAGCCGAAACTCATGAGCTATTTAAAGCAAATGCAGCTGCTCAAGCAGGAGACGCCATAATGGAGCCTCTAAATGCAAAAATTAACGCAGGAATAGCTAATATCAGAACTAACTTAGCTAAAGCATTACCAGAAAATTCAAGATTACTTAGTAAAATAATGTCTGAGGCTTATACTCCTAGTACTTCCGATGATAAATCTTTCGAAAGACAACAAAAACTTAACGAAAGTCAGTTAAAACAGGCCAATATACTGATGGATAATAATGCTCTATCAGAAAGCCAAAAAATAATAGTACAACAAACAATAGCCGCAAGAGAAAAAGATATAGATTTAATAAAAATAGCCAGGATGGAACTACAGGCTACTATAGTAGAGCAAGAAAAACTATCCATAGAAGCTGCAAAAACAGCCGAAGCAATAGGTAGACCAGGTAACTTCGCTAGTTTAGAAGCAGCTCATAATAGAAATGCTAAGTCCGCTGCACAGAAAGCCGAATCCGCTGCTGTACTTGCTAATGTAGGACAAAATACTCAAGAAATGGGTCCAGGAGCTGCACTGAAAAAACTGTGGTCAGATACTTTAAATGGTACAAATGCTTCATTCGATGAAAATGGTAAAGTAGTAGAGAAAAGTACAAATAGATTAATAGTATGGAGAGCAATCGCGACTTTAACGTCAGGAACAGCAAGAATATTAGCAGTATCAATAACTACCATAGCAATGAGTTTAATGAACGTATTTGCAGTTATAGGTATGGTAGTAATGGTATTTGATATGCTTAATAGTGCTTTTAATAGTAATGCAAAACAAGTAGAGAAATTTAAATCAGAAGTAGAATCTATGAGTACAGCAGTAGATACAGCCTCTAGTACTATTGATAATTTAAATAAAAAGAACACTAAGGACTTTCTAAATGAAGAAAGTATGAAAGCAAGAAGCAATGCCGTAGCAGGACTAGCAGATAGCCTTATTAAAACAGCAGAAGCATATAATGAAGCGGATAGAAATTCAGGAATATGGAGTAGAGGACTAGATAGTATAAAATTGTACGGAGACCTTTCTAGTACTTTAATAGAGAACTTACCTAAAAATATTGAACAATCATTAAATTTAGCTACAGATGAGGTATCTAAAAGTAAGTTTAGGGGTACTTTATCTGATATACTACAATTAAAACCTGAAGAGACTCTTAACTTAAAAACTGCAGAAGAGGCTTTAAATAGACTAACTAAACCAGAGAGAATAGCCGCGGTAGAGAAAATAGCTGCTGCAGAAAAAGCATTAAGCAATAATATAAATAATGCTACTTCTAATACTACTACATTTACTACTAGCTTGGATAATGCAGGTAAAAGTTTTAAAGCTATGACTACAAGTTTATTACCTTCAGATACAGCAGGAAAATTTGCATCTGATCAAATAGATTCAGCAAATGCTCTTGCTAAAGCCCTACATAACCCTATTCAGGGAGTAGAAGCACTTTCAAAAGCCACAGAAGATTTAAATATGATACAAATGATGTCCCCTAGTGTTAGAAAACAGTTTGAGGAACAATCTTCTGTAATAAACAGCCTTCAAGAAGCATACTCTAAAGCAACATCTGAAGCGTCTAACTACGAGAAAAAAGCACAAGACTTAAAGCAGAAGTCAGGAAGTATGGCCTCTACAGCTACTAAGTATGAGATAGTTACCCTACAAAAACAAGCACAAGAAGCTAGAGATACAGCTAATAAGCTTGCTCCTGAACTTGAAAAAATGACTAAAGGTATAGGGGCACTTGTTTCAGGAGATATGTTCGATCAAGGAGTTAAAAACTTAACTAAAAAATTAATAGAAGCAGGGGAAGCAGCAGGTATAGCAATAGCAAAAAATGCTTTTAAAGGAGGAGTAACTACTCCAGAAGCAGTAGCAGCTATGACTAAGTTAGAAGTAGAAGGTATAAATACTCAAATTAGATTAATAGATGCTACATTAAGTTTATCTAAAAATATGGAAGAAGCTGCAATATCTAAAACGATAACTGATGCAGGCATAAATAGTAGTAAACAAGAAGCAATAATTAAAGATGGAGCTTCCTCCCCTGCCGCAGTAGCAGCAGCAAGAGTCGCAATAGCCTCCAATAACTCTACTATAGAGATAAGTCAAAGAAGTCAAAAAATATTAGAAGAAGTAACTAAAGCTTTTAATAGTCCAACAGAACTACAGAAAATTTCTGATAAGTATAAAGGTGATGTTGTTTTAACCCCTGCATTAAGTTTGCTTAAGCAAGGAATTGGGGCCTCGCAACAAAAAGTAGGCTTAGGAGCTCAAAAAACAAATATCATAGAAGATGGAGCTATTGGGATACTCACAGCAACTAATACTCAATTACAAAAAGTTAGTACGTTTGAAAAAAGTATATTAGATAATAGACTAGCAAGTAATACTACCTTAAGGAGTTCTTTAGGATCCTATAATACTGTTTTAGAAGTTGAAGCAGTATCCCTAGTTAATAGCCGTGAAGAACTGCTTATTAAAGATAAGCAAAGAGATTTACAAAATCAAATTGATAAGTCTACTAAAATTATTTCTGACCATACTAAGAAGGGAATAATAGAGGAAGGTGTGTTAGCACAACAAAATGCAGATATAACAGATAAACATAATGCTTTATTATTACAATTAAACTCATCTACAGAAGCAGTTCATGCCTCAGAGGCTGAGTATAATAAAAATAAATTTGCAGAAAGTACAAGAATAGTCGCCTTAGATAATGCACACCTACAAGCCTTAGAGGAGCAGCGCCAAAGTAAAATATCCATAGGCTTAACTGAACTAGAAACCGCTAATTCATTATATACCCTTAATCAACAACTATACGCTCAAAGTAAATTAAAATTAGAAACAGAAAGAATTAATAGTAAAGAAGTACTAGATCTTAATAAAGTAGCAAGTGATAAAGCAATAGCACTAGGTAAAATAGAAATGGCTATTGCAGATGCTAAAATAGAAGCGCAGCTAGAGTTTAACAGAGTATCTAATAATCCTAAAGCTACTAGATCTGAAAAAGCCTCTGCTAGCAGTACTTTAGAATCAAAAATATCCTCTATCGGTGTTGGTAGATCTGCTCAAATCGCCGAGGTAAGTAAGGCATATGAGGATCAAACTAGTAAAATAATAGCAAATTCAGAGGCCCAAAGAGCTTCGGTAAAAAGTACTGCGGATATAGCAGTAGCTCAGGCAAATGTAAATGATAAACTAAAAGAGCAGCAAGGTATTATAACCAGTCTTACTTCTTTATTTAGTACTTTAGGTACTACTATAAGCACAGTATCTAGTGATTGGGCAAATAATACAGCTAAACAAGCTAAATTAGATGCAGGATATGAAGATCAAAAGAATAAGTATGCTACAGAAACTGCAGAAAGAGCTGCATTAGATAAAAACTACGCTAAACAAACCGATGAGCTTACCATGGGTAACTTATCGTCGACTAAAAAGTTATTTAGTGAAAAATCATCTGCATACCAAGCCATATCTAAAATAGAAATGGCCGTTCACTTAGTAACCATGGGAATATACCTAAAAGAAAATGCTGCAAAGATGTTTAGTACAGGAGTAACTTTAGTACAAAATGGACTAAAAACAGCCTCTAATATAATTACTGGAGCTGCTGCTTTTTTTGCGGAGTCAGGGTGGGCAGGATTTATAGGGGTAGCAGCAATGATGGCCCTATTAGCAACTTTAGGACATAGCGGTGGTGGGGGAGGGGGTGCTCCTGCAATACCTGAAAATTTAGGGGCAGCACAAGGAGGTGGAGTACTTGGAGATAAAACCAAATCCTCCGACTCAATAACACAAGGTATTGACTTACTTGCTAAAAACTCAAATCCTTTATTAGACTATAATAAAAAGATGTTAGCTAGTATGCAAAGTATTGCTGGTGACATGTCTGGGTTATCTACAGCTATTTATAAAATAGCAGGAATAAACGATCCTAGTGCCCTAGACTCTCCTTGGGCAGGTATAGAGAGTAAAACAGTATCGGGATTAACTAAAGCTTTTGGAACTATTGCTCCTATATTAGGGAATATTATAGGAAGTATATTTGGAGGGAGTACAACTACCTCTATTACTCAAACAGGCATACAAATAAAAGGGTTTATAGATGCTGTAGGAACTTTTAATGGTGCAGTAATTTCCTATGCTAATATAACCCAGAAAACTAGTGGAGGATGGTTTGCCTCAGATAGTTATAGTAGTTGGGTACAAACTTCTACAGCAGGTATGGAGGAAGCATCTGCAAAGGTAGGAAAGATTATAACCGGAATATCTAATACAATTAAGGAAGGCCTAAAGCAAATGGAGGGCAGCATTAGTCAACAAACTATTGATCAAGCTATGGCTAAAATACAAGCAGTACCTATAGATCTTGCAATAGCTTTAAATGGGCTAACCCCCGATGAACAATTAAAGAAATTAAATACAACCTTTAGTAATGTATTTGATTCTTTTGCCCGAACTGCTATGCCTAATATTGATTTATTTATACAAGCAGGAGAATCTGCAGGACAAACATTTGCTAGGATAGCTAAACAAATACAAAATGTTGGTATGTCTCTTAAACTAATAGGGACTATATACACGGATCCCGTACATAGAGCCGCTAAAACAAATTCAGAAATTATATCTTCAAATAAGGCATATCAGCAAGTAGTAGTGCATAATATAATAGAAACTATTAAAGGAATATGGTCCCCACAATATATTAAAGATATGCAAACACCCGCCCCAATGCCTGCACAGATGCAAATAATTTATACTAAGTTAACTAGTGCAGTAGATCTTTTTAATAAACAACCAAAGGCTACGGACTATACAAGAGCAATATTTGCATTAAGTACTGCAAAGGCCAATCAAACAAGCGATACTGCTAAGTATAATACACCAGGGGGGGGAGGTCTTCCTGTAATGCAACTATATACAGATGCACAAGTAGTTGCAGCGGCTCAAAGTACTATAGATAGTTTAGAAAAAGCGACTCCTGCGTTAAAATCATTACAGGCCCAAGTAGATATTATGACTAATGCTTTTAATGGAGATAGTTTAGCATATTATACTCAGGAAATGGCATTATTAACAGATAAACTGTATGCCGCGACAGGAGGTGTAGACGCATATAATACCCAAATGGATTTTGTTACTTCAAAATTTATTTCCGCAGATGAATCCGTAAAAATATTAGCTGACTCCTTATCTACAGAGTTTAAAGATACTACCGCAGCAACTGCAGATACTATAGGAGGATTAGGAGCACAACTTGCATTAGCTAACCATACTATTCCAACTACTAGAGAAGAGTTTAAAACGCTAATGCAAACAGTAGCTTCTGAGCTAGATAGTACTAATTCAAATAGTATTAATTTATATGCTTCATTACTGAAAATAGCTCCTGCCTTTGATGCAGTTCATCAGATAGTAGGTGCAGCAGCACTAAGTCTAAATGCTCTACAAAAAAGTTTTCTTGATTTACAGGTGCAAATGTTTACAGCACAGGGAAACTTATGGGGGGCTGTGGACCTACAAAGAAAATTAGACTTAGCTAATACAGATGTAGCTACCTCCGCCGGAGCCGCAGCTTTAGCACAGTATAACTTAAATGCAACATATAAATCTTTAATGCAAAGTACCAAAGATAGTATAACTCTAAATAATAAGTTAAATGTACTAAAAGGAAATACTACTGACGCAGAAATCCAAAGAAATAATGATATAGCAGCACAGCAAGCCCTATTAGCAGCAATAGTAGATACTTCAGCTAATAGTACAGGAGCAGCAACTGCAGCTATAATTAATAATAATATAGCTCTAATAAATGAAACATATGAATTACAAAAATCTACTGCCTCATTAAAAGCAAAAAACGACTTAGAAGTTAAAATTTATACAGCACTTGGTAAGACAGAACAAGCACTACTACTTACTAGACAAGCAACTCTAGATGTTATGGATGCTTCTTTAAGGCCTATGCAAGTATACCTTAATGCTTTAGAAGATGAGGCAACAGTTAAAACCAAACTTAAAACTGCCTATGATAAAGAAAGTGCTACTTTAAGTACTACAATTACTAGTCTTAAAGCAGCAGTAATAACTTTGTCAGATTTAAGAAAGTCACTACAACAAGGAACTTTAAGTACTCTAACAGCTAAACAAAAATATGATAATTCTAAAGTAGACTTTTTAAATATTAAAACAGCAGCGCAGCAAATACTTAATCCTTTAACTGCTACAGCAGAGGAAACTCAAGCAAAGAATGATGCTATAGGAAAAATTTCTCAAGCAGCTAACGACTTATTAACTAACTCCCAAGTCTTATATGCTAGCTCAGATGCTTATACGGTAGACTATCAAAGTGTTTTAGATGCTTTAGGAAATACAGGAACAGTATTAGGGGAACAAGCTACTATTGCAGACCTCCAATTAAGTGCTATGACAGAAAGTGTTACAGCACTTGGATTAATACAAGATAATACTGATACAACAGCTTCTTTATTACAACAACTATTAGATATGGCCTTAGTCACAGAAGCAGCAAGACAAGCTTCAGTAGATGCAGGGTCTATGTCCTCTATGAATAGTTCAAATAAAAAGACTATAATGCCTATATCAGACTCCTTAGTGCCGTCTAAACTTACAAGTACTTCTAGTTTAACTCAACAGCAGGTATCCGCTGCTAATGATGCTAATACTACTGCACAAGTAACTGCAGCAACCCTAACAGCTCAAGCTACTCAGGCTGCTGCATCAGCAAGTATACTAAATACAAATGCTGGAGATATTCAATGGCAGGCAGGAATACTAGATCAATTCGCTAATAATAATGATATGCAGGCAGCGTATAAGTACTTACTTCCTAGAGGGGGCCACTTAGCTGATATGGAAAATGCATGGTTAGGTGTAGGTATTAGATATGATAATTATCAAAATGCCGATGGTGAAGGGTATCAAAGTTTTGCAGATTTTGCATCAGATACTCAATATGTTCCGTACTTCGCGCAAGGCGGCCGCCATACTGGCGGTGCGAGAATTGTAGGAGAGAAAGGACCAGAACTAGAAGTAACCGGACCTTCTAATATATTCTCTCATGACCAAACTAGAGCTATGTTTAAACAAGATAATAGTGAGCTAATTGCAGAAATTCGTTCACTACGTGAAGAAGTAGCTTCTCTTAGACAAGAACAACAAGTACAAACAGGGCATCTAATACAGACAGTCTTTACTAGTAGTAATGATAGTGCGGCCAGAATAGTTAATGCAACACAAGAAGTAGCAGTAGACACACAATGGGCAAATCGCTCAGCATTAAAAGTTGCATAAACCCTTCTGGGTTTATGTAATTACTCTTAAATATGGGGAAGTAAATGGCAAATATAACTATTAATTTACCGGGAGGTAGCTTATCAAGCACTAGAGTAGGTACTCTTATACCTCCTACTACTATTTATATAGGAGGTAATAATGTGTATACTTGGCCAGGAGACATTATTTCTCCCAATATCTTAAATTTACAAAGTTGGGTAGAAAGACCTTCCTCTATTAAGGGTATATTCGTAAAAGTTAATACTTTATACTCTGCTAATTCTTGGGTAAGTTCTTCTATAAATACTTTCTATCTATCTAATACAAGTTATACAACACAGGATGGGGTTGTTACCTATGATGCAGTATTAACTCAAGGTATACAATTTACAGAAAGTATATCTATAGAGGGAACTACTAGTTTATCCTATGGATCATTACAAATTAAAAACTTAAATGGAGAGTATGATACTTGGTTAGACAGTAATAAGTATATATGGAATAATCAAAGTATACAGATATTTTTAGGAGACCCATTTACCCTAACACCTTCTCAAGTGCAACTAGAGAACGACTTTTTAATGATATTTAATGGAGTAGTGAGTAGTATAGACTCTAAAAGTAGAGAGTTATTAAGTATAAATTTAGTGGATAAACTACAAAGATTAAATACCCCTCTTACAGAAGATAAACTAGGGGTATATGGTACCTGGTCTGGAGGACAGACTAATAAAGATATTATAAAACCTATTGTATTTGGGGAAGTATTTAATATATCTCCTACGCTTATAGATCCCCCTAATAGAGAATATTATATAAATAATGGTACAATGGAAAGAGTTATTGAAGTTAGAGATAGTGGAGTACCCATATCCTATACAGCAAATAATTCTACAGGTAAAATAACACTTACTTCTGGAGCCACTGTAGCACAAATTACTGCGTCAGTACAAGGAGTTAAACAATCCCTAGATTTAGGAAATAGAGGAGTAGTAAGTATATCTTCTTTATTTGATAATAATATTGCTAACTTGATAGGGGTTATATCTACTCAGTACGGTAATACTAATAATAGGCTATTAGCAACTGACTTAGACTATACTAATCTATCTATATTTAAAGCTTTAAATCCCCAAAAAATCGGATACTATGTATCAGATAGAACTAATATATTAAATATATGTCAAGATATTGCAGGTAGTATAGGGGCACAGCTGTATATGACTAGAACTGGGAAGTTACAAATACTACAACTAGGAGTACCTACACTAGATACTCCTGTAACTATTACAGATAACGACATTATACTACATAGTTTAAGTATATCTAATAGGCCACCAGTTAAAGCAGCCTCTACCTTAGCATACTGTAAAAACTGGACAGTACAGTCTAATCTAGTTACTGATATTCCTGCAGCACATAAAGATAGTTATGCGCTAGAGTTCTTTACTACAACACAATCAGATGCTACAATACAGTCCCGTTATAAATTAGACCTAGCTCCAGTTGAAAAGCAGACAATGTTAATAACTACAGAAGATGCTATCGCTGAAGCCATAAGACTTAGAGATTATTTTAAAATCCCTAAAACCGTTTATAAATTTACTGGAATAGCAAAATTACTAACTCTTAAGTTAGGGCAGCAAGTTACTTTAGTACATAATAGATTTAATCTATATAACTCAGGTAACGGACAAGTAGGACAAGTAATATCCTTATCCCCAGACTGGATAAGATCCACAATAGATATAGAGGTAATAATTTAATGGCAAATACAATAAATACAAGAGACTTAGTAATATCCGGTGCTATAAGAAGTACAGGATCTTCTGTTACTGTAATAGGTACAGGATCTAGTTTTCTTACTTTAAAAAATAATGCTGGAACAGTACCTGCTTCTATTGTTTTAACTGCAACTCCTGTATTATATAGTACAGCAGCAACAATTACTTGGCAGTATTATACAACAATTAATCCAAGTATACTTACTACAGTATCCTCAACATACCTATCCTCTACTGATGGGTTTACTAATAATAGAGCTATTATTAGTAATGAGGTGTATCTATCTTTAATTTCCCAAAATACAGATATTATATATAGGTGTACAGTAGTAGAGACCGGATTAGATACTAGCTCATATGACTATCCTATATCTTACTCCATACAAGGGAGTGACGGTACAGCAGGTACTAGTGGAGTAGCTACAGCAGTAGTACCTGTATATTATTATAGTACTACTACCCCTACTCCTACTACAGCTCCTACTACTACTACTCCCACGTATACTTTTGCTACGGGATTTATATCTCCCGCATTTAATGCAGGATGGAGTACTACTCCTACTACTCCTACCCTAACTGCCCCCTGCTATGTAAATACAGCTACCTTTATAGGAACGCCGGGAGGTACTACTGCTATATCTTCTTGGTCTAGTAATCAAGTATTTTCAATGTTTGGTACTGCAGGTACTAACGGTAAATTTTATTATGTAGCTGTAACAGGAGGTAATCGTACTCCCACGTATGATGCTACTGGAGCTAATCCAGTACCAGCACAGACTGCGTATACTGCCGCACTTTATGAAAATGGCACAGCAGTTGCTGTGGGCAGCATGACATCGGTTACTTGGACAACTTCAGGAAATTTAACTGGAACTGGTAGTGCTAGTTTAACTTTTACCCCTACTATGGCGGGATCCTATACTGCAGCCTCTGTAGATACTATCACATTTAGTGCAACCTATGCAGGTCAAACATTTACTGAAATAGTTCCTGTTGCAGCAACTAAAATAGGTGCTACAGGTACTGCAGGTACTAATGGAGTATCTACAGCAGTAGTTCATATATATAGCAATACTACCTCTACTATACCTCCAGCAGCTCCAGCATTTAACTTTACTACAGGGGCTGTAACTTC